GCTTGACCTCCAATCTCTGCAATTCCTCCGCGCTCAGAATCGGCGCGCGGGTGTTCCAGGCCAGGCGGGCTTGCGCCTGTGCCTCCTCAATTCGCTGTTTCGCCGCCTCAAAATATCCGGGGTCTAATTCTATGCCAATAAACTTCCGCCCCGTGTTGACACAGGCAACGCCGGTGGATCCACTTCCCATAAACATATCCATAACAGTTCCGCCATCAGGAGCAATAGCCATTAAATGCTCCAACAACTCGATAGGTTTTTCAGTCGCGTGTATCCGTCTAGATGTTGCTTTCGGATTACAAACAAAATATCCTTTGTAGTTTCCACCCTCATTTGGAATATGTCCATTTGATGCCCAAACACAATATTCGGCGTTTTGCGTAAACCGCCCTTTTTGTGGTCTCGCTGCGGTTTTAATCCATGGAATAACCCCCCGGTACACAAGCCCGCCGCACTGCACGGCGTCAATAGTCGCTGCCAACTGCCTCCAATCGGTAAAGATGACTGCGATGCCGCCTGGGCGCATCTTTTTTTTCGCAGCAGAAACCCAAAATGTTTCCCAAAGCGTAAAACTGCGTTGGTCTCGATTATCCCCCGCAAAATCAGGCTTGATATCTTTTGTGTCTGTGCTTTGATATTTTTTACTTGATCCGTTCGCTCTATCAGAGCGATACATTCCGCCGCTGGAATACGGAGGGTCAGTCAGCACCATATCCACGCTACCGTCCGGGATGTCTTGCAGTAGTTCCAGGCAATCTCCCTGCATCAGCACCACCCCCGCATCCGTCAGCCGCTTGGCCGCCTCTCTATCGCCCAACAGGGCGCGCGTCTTATCGTCCATTGTTCGGGTCCTCCTTTATCATCGGCCATTGAGAAATGCCATTCTGGCTTGCGGAGACCTACTGTTTGATGGCAGGTTATTCCGAACCCTCCATGCGGCGATTGGATTTTTTGATAAGCCAAAGTATTTCCCAATTTTGATATCGCTCATGCCCTCTTGGTACAGCCGCATGCAGACCGCCTCGTCAAATACTGCCTTTGGGCGTCCATTTGGATTCGGCGGGGTGCGTTGAACTGTCTTTTTCTCTGTGCAGCGTGCGCCCGGCGGGCAGATCAAAGAGCGGGCATGCCCGGTATAGCCTATGTAGTCGCAGCAGTACAGCCCGGCGGTGATATAGCATCTGTAGATGCAGTCAGCACAGTGCTTGTCCATGTCCTACACCTCCACCACATGGATTCCGCGCCCGGCCATGAGTTTTTTCTTCAGCTCGTATTCTTTGGTCTTGTAGCCCTTCACGTCCTCCACCACGACCTCCCATCGGGTGTCTACACCCTCTTTGACCGCCCGGCGGTATGAGAAGTCGGCCCGGTACTTGATGGCCCGCACACGCTCACCCAGCGACGTGGTGAACGCCTCCTGGAGGGTGAACTCCGGCTGGAGCTTCAAATCTCTGATTTCTCCGGCACACAGCATGAGCATGAGTTGGTCATACCGTACGGCCTCTTTCTGACTGTCGAAGGTGATGCCATTTCGCACCGCCTTCTTGTTGCCGTATTTATTCGCCATAGCCAAGCGCCTCCAGCGCCCAGTTCAGGGCCTCAACAATCTGACCATGCACCTGAGCCAGCTCGGATCCGGTCTCCATAATGGCGCGATGCTTGTCTCTCAGGGCGGACAAAACATCCGCCGCCTTTTCGTCTGTCACTCTGATATCACCTCGCTGGTATAATCCGCCCCACCGCCCGATAGAACGCCGCGTCGCACGTTCCGGTACTGGCGTGCCTGTTTTTCGCCAAAATAATTTGCATATAGTCAGGCTCCCACGGGTCGGGCCGTTCCTGGTTGTAATAACTATTGCAATGCAAAAAGATTACACCGTCCGCATCCTGCTCCAGTGCCCCGGTGTCCCGCAGGTCGGAGAGCTGGGGCCGCTTGTCCTGCCGCTGTGCATTCTCCCGGTTGATCTGCGCCAGGCAGAGCAGCGGGACTTTGAGCTTCCGTGCCAACGCCTTGAGCTGCCCGGACACCTCGGTCATAGCCTCATAGCGGTTTTTATCCCGCTCCTCTGTCCGGATCAGCCCGAAATAGTCCACCACTAGCAGCTTGAGCCCCTTAACCTTCCGGGCCATGTTGGCGATATCGTCCACGGTGGCGCGGGGCTTGCGGTTTGTGTAGACAGGTATCTGGGACACCTTCGAACTCCACTCCGCCGCACGGGCTCGCTCTTCGTCCCCAAGATTGCCCATCATGAGGGCGTCATAGGAAATCCCGGCGGCCCGCGACAGCCGTTTGGCGGCCAACTGCTCCTCATCCATTTCCAGGGAGACGAATAGCACTGGCCCCCGCTGCTGAGCCACCTGATCCGCCACGGCCAGCCCGAAGGTGGTCTTGCCCATGCCGGGCCGGGCGGCCAGAATGTAAAATCCGCTGTTCAGCAGGCCGCCGCCCAGCAATCGGTCTAAGCTCCGGTAGCCCGTAGGGACGTAGCCGCCGGCACCGGCATCCACCCGCTCCCGGTGCCGGTAATAGGCCAGCAAAGTATCCCCGGAGGTAGCCAGCTCCCTTGCGGTGTCCTGAGCCTCAATGGCCTCCAGCTCTCGCTGTGCGGCGGAAATCAGCTCCCTAGGGGTTTCCTCCAGGGTAGATGCACGCCGCTCCAGTTCCTGCCCGAGGGCAACCAGGCTGCGCCGCATGGACGCCCGTCGGGTCTCTTCCGCGTAAATCCCGGCGTTGGCCGCTGTGTTGGTGGCCTGCATCAGCTCCATCATGTAGGCGTCGCTGACTGCGCCCCTGGCCTCCGCCCGGATGCTCACAGGGTCTACTGGCTCCTCACGCCGGTAAAGCTCAACCGCCGCCCGGAAAATAGCCCGGTTCGCCTCCAGCACGAAATCTGCCTCTGTCAAATGCTCCAGCACCTCGGGCAGGCAGGCATCGTCCAGCAGGATAGAGCCGCATACCGCGCTCTCCGCCTCCAGCGCGTCAATCGTCATAGACCACAACCTCCTGCCCATCCTCGTCCCGCTCCAGGTGATAGGCCCGTGGGCGGTATGTCTCCGTAGTGGCTGGCTGCTCCGCCCTCCGGCGGGCCTCCCAGGTTCGCACGGCGGCTTTCCAGTCTACAATGGGCCGCCCTGCGCCGTATTTCCACCCCCGCGCTGCGTAGAAGTCCACAAAGGCCTCCGGGTCTATGCCGTTCCTCCGTTCCTGGCAATAGGCGCGGACTTCTTCCACCGTTGGGGGGACTTTCTTTTTACCCCCTTTAGGGGGTTTTTCTTTGGGGGATGGGGAAATAGATACAGGGGG